TGTTATAAAAATTGTCATTAATTTGTGTACTTTTAACCTTGCTAAAAAGCATTGCATTTGGTATAATAAAGACAGTTGAAGAAGAGGTATTCAATTTTGAAAGGATGGTATAATTATGACTTATAACGAAAAGAGAAAAATTAAAAAAACTATTATGGAAAGTAAGGATATTATCATGGATTTGGTAAGGGAATTAGTACCTGATGATTCAGCATATAAAGCTTTTAAATGCTTATTAGATGCTAACGAATTATTATCAAAAGCAATGTATGAAATTAATCATATGGAATAAGCAAGCGTGAGCGGCACGGTGGCAAGGTTCAATCCCTTGCCTTGCATTTAAACTATAAAATTATTTAAGAAAGGAAATGTAAGAAATGAAAAGAACTTTAAAAGGAATTTACAAGGACAAAAAGCCTATAGGTTGTTACCCAATAAGTAATTCAGCTGAATTATTATTCTATGAGCCAGATTTTGAGGATGCTATAAATGGTTGTGATTATGTAGTAGGCTTCATAAATGGGAGTATTGACAATCCAGGAAATAAGTTTTCACGACATAAGGTTTGCTATACTTTAAGCGGTAGACCGTACATCAATAAGTTGTCGCAAAAAATTTATTTATCAGATGTTATGAAATTAGATTGATATTAAAAAGGAGAAAAAACTATGAAAAGACTTACAAAAAGCATTCTGGAAGAAAGAGTTGAATACTTAGCGTTATTGACTAAAATAGATTACGTGCTGGGTTATTGGAATGGTCTAGTTCATGTGTACAATAAATCAACAGGCGAAATGTTAATAACAGGAACTTTGAGACAATGCAAAGACGGTGTTGATATGGTTATTTTAGGTTATAACTTAGCAATAAAAGATAGTATAAAGTAGGAGGATAAAAAATCATGGCAAAGTATGAATTAGTAAAGGATAAGTTATTCCAGAAGCTTAATTATTACAGTGAAGAAACTAGAGAATGTAAAGACTTAATAGAATTTTTTAACGTGCTTGGCTGGTTTACAGTAGAATTAAGTGAAGTTATCAGTAAATCGGATTTACAATATACAGATAAAAAGAAATTATTATTTTGGATGAGGGAGGAAATGAACGTGTTATATATGTTTTATAAACTTAATACTAAAAACTAATTATATAGAGGTTCATCATGAAAATATACATTAAAAATATTGAAAAATTTGTGCAACAAAAAATAAAGTCATACGTAAAATGCTACTGTACAGGAAAAGGAGATTTGATGTGCGAGATTTATTTTACAGATACTCCGGCAAAGATAAAGATTTCTAAAATCCACGAATATTTCAACTATGGCTATTATAGTGCGCAAATAGCTGAATTAATAGTAAGAATGTATAAAAAACAAGTATATGACAAATATATTCACTAATTCGAAAAAAGAACATATGTTCTAAACTAAAATAATTTTAAAATAATTTTAAAATAATTTTGATTTGTTCATAATTTATTCATATTTATTTGTTACAATATACTTGTAGTTAAGAAAGACAGATACAAAAAAGCCATAATAATTCCGAAAGGCAGTCATGACAAAAGGTATAAACCCGGGTTGCAGAGGTTCGAACCCTCACATGACTATTCAAACGCATAAAAGGAGGTATAATATGAATAATTTTTTAGAAACTTTAAAATCTCAATTTATTGAAGATAATAATGTTTCATTAATCGCATCGTGTGACACGTTAGAAGAATTTTTAAATTCCGATTCAGAAATAATCATGCATGTTTATAAAGAATCGGCAACATCCGATATAATTTCAATCGAATTTACAGGCATTTAGCTTAATAGGTAAAGCGCTTGACTTTGACTCAAGTAAATGAGGGTTCGAATCCCTCAATGCTTGCTACTAGCTATCAAAGCTAGAATAACAATAAAAAGGAGAATGAAACAATGAGAAAAGAAAAACTTGTAACACGCACAGTCATTTCTACAAAGGCAATTGTACTTTTGTACAATACTACAACCAAAGAAACGCATGAGGAGGCTTTTACTTTTTCTGGTAGCATTAAAAAGGATGTCACGATTGAAAACAAAGTGAAAAAAGAGCTTGAAGCATCTGGGCGTTTTTCTGAAAAAGTGGTATCCGTTTTATCGTCTGTCGATATTGACGCACTGTATGCAATTACTGAATCAGATTTTATTGCACACGCTACAAGATATGATTCAAGAGAAGCACTTGCTAGAGCTTTAAAAAAAGAGGATTAAAAATTAAAGGAGAATAAAGAATATGACAAATTATAGTGTTAAAGTAGTAGAATCTTCTAATGAACTTACAAAGAAAGAAACAGTTATGTTTAAAGATTTATCAGATGCAATTAACTTATCAGAGTTTATCGATGAATCTAACGATGCAGTTATTATTGATGTAGATTCTTTTGTGCATCTTTCAATACATAACGAAAGGGCAAAAGACGGGCAGAACAAAGACTATGATAATTATGTTATCGTTGATAAAAAAGGCACACGCTATTACACAGGTTCAAATTCTTTCTGGACTTCCTTTATTGATATTTGGGGTGAAATGTGTGATTGCAATGAAGAGTGGAGTCTTAAAGTTTATAAGAAACAGTCTAAAGGAAAGAAAGACTTTATTACTTGTAGTGTAATGTAACTATTAACTTATGATTTATTTTAGGATAATATTTTGTGATTTGTTTTAGGTAAAAAGAGTCCCGGGATTTTCCCGGGATTTCTATTAAAAGGAGTTATAATATGGCAAAGAAAAAACGTTCTGAATACACAAAACAGCGTGAAAGAATTAAAAAAGTTTATAAAAGAATTGAAGAAAAAGGGTATAAACCTTTAGATTCTTTTAATCTTAAAACCACAAAAGAACTGTTAGCAGAGGGAACAGACCCAGAATCTTATGCTAGACTACTGTCGAGAATGAAAACAAAGGATATAAAGAAAGGTCTTAAAGTTTTAGACCCAGAAACAGGAATAATTTTTGATTATTCTGATTTAAAAGAATATGAAAAAGAAAAAGCAAGTGAAGATAACATAGCAAGTTTTTATGATTGGCTTCGCGAAGTATTAGATAATGCAATTCTTCCCGAGGGTCTACCAATGCTTACTGGTAAAACATGGGTTGATGGAGGAGTTTTACAAACAGAATATGACCGATTTAGAAATACTATGTATTCTCAAATAGATAAAGATGAAAAAGAAGATGCAATATCACTAGAAATAAAAGAGGAAATAACTTCAGCTGTAAATGGGTTGTTAGAAGTCCCTTATTATGAAATGTTTCATGAAAGTATAATCACATTATCTAATTTAATACTTAACCGACCATTAACCGTTGAAGAATCAACATTTATATCTGACTGGGGTGATTTTGTAAATGGGGGTACGTCAGTATAGGACTTTTGTAGGAGATTTTGAAACAACCGTTTATAAAAATCAAACATCAACCGAAGTGTGGGCTAGTGCTGTAGTTGAATTAGGAACAGAAGAAGTTTTTATTCATCATAGCATACAAGAAACATTCATGTTTCTAACTTCAATTATTATCATAACTTAAAATTTGATGGGGTTTTCTGGCTAGACTACTTTTTAAAGAACAACTTTATCCAAGCGTATGAAAAATTTAATGAAGATGGAACACAGGGAAAGTTTTTAAAAGATTTTGAGATGCCTAACAATTCTATTAAATATTCTATATCTGATATGGGGCAGTTTTACACGATAACAGTAAAGTATAAAGGTTATTTTATAGAGTTTCGTGACTCATTAAAATTGTTGCCATTTAAAGTTAAAGAGATTGGAAAAGCATTTAAAACGAAGCATCAAAAACTTGAAATGGAATATAAGGGTTTTCGGTACGCAGGATGCAATATAACGCAGGAAGAAAAGCAGTATATAGCTAATGACGTTTTAGTAGTAAAAGAAGCGCTTGAAATGATGTTTTCAGAGGGACATAATAAGCTAACTATAGGTTCTTGTTGTTTATCAGAGTTTAAGAAAACATTTGATAGTAAAGAATATGATTTTTTCTTTCCGAATGTTTATGATATACAAATAGATGAAACGAAGCACCTATATAAAACAGCTGGAAAATGGATACATAAAGCATACCGTGGTGGTTGGTGTTACCTTGTAAAAAGCAAAGCAAATAAAAAGTTTACATACGGTTGTACATTTGACGTTAATTCACTTTATCCCTCTATGATGCACTCACAATCAGGAAATCGTTATCCTGTCGGAAAACCCCATTTCTGGACTGGGAATATTCCAGATGAAGCATTAAAGGGGAATCGTTTTTACTTTGTTCATATTAGAACAAGATTTTATCTGAAAAAAGGTTTTTTGCCATTTATTCAAATAAAGTCAAATTGGATGTATTCCGGCACAGAATCATTAGAAACTTCAGACTGGTATCATAACGGAGAATATCATAAATGGTATCACGATGAGAAAGGAGACTTAAAACCAACTACAGTTGATTTGTATTTAACTATGATGGATTTTGAACTAATTAAAAAACATTATGAATTAGTCGATTATGAAGAAATAGACGGGTGCTGGTTTGATTCAGAGATAGGATTATTTGACTGGTACATAGATAAATATAAAAAACAGAAAATGGAAAGCAAAGGTGCAAAGAGAACACTAGCGAAACTATATTTAAACAATTTATATGGTAAAATGGCGGCTTCAATGGAATCAAGTTTTAAAGTTGCCTATTTAAAGAATGATGCAATATCATTCATGGCAGTTCATGAAGAGGATAAAAAACCTGGTTATATTCCAATAGGGTCAGCTATTACAAGTTACGCAAGATGCTTTACAATAAAAGCGGCACAAGCTAATTATCATGGAAATAAAAGAGGGTTTATATATGCGGACACAGATTCAATTCATTGTGATTTAAATTCAGAGGAAGTAAAAGGGGTAACAATACATCCAAGTGAGTTTTGTTGTTGGAAAGCGGAATCTAATTGGGATTTTGCTATTTTTGCTAGGCAAAAAACTTATATAGAGCACATCACGCACGAAGATAACGAATTAATCAATAAGCCCTACTATAACATAAAGTGTGCTGGTATGCCAGAGCACAGCAAGGATTTGTTTGAAATGAGTATCACAGGAATTTCAAATTGGTTTATTGATGGTTATGATGCAATGTGCGATGAGTTAGGCATAACTAACTATAGCGAAGCAGAATTAAATTTTCTTTCACAACCTAGAACACTTGAAGATTTTAAACTTGGGCTTGAAGTTCCGGGTAAGCTATTGCCAAAAAGAATACCGGGTGGAGTTTTACTTGTTGATACACCATATAAAATGAGAAAGTGAGAGTATTATGAAAAAAGAAGATATTGTAAAATTGTATGGTTCTAAACCTACTTATCAGCATTTAGTTATTTCTATGGAAGAAGCAAGTGAGTTAATTCAATCAATATCAAAGTTGTATCGTTTTGGTTCATCCAGTGAAAGAATAACTCATTTAATTGAGGAAATGGCTGATGTATTAATTTGTTTTGAATTATTAAAAATTTTATATAATATTCCAGACGAATTAATAAATCTAATGATTACAACTAAAATGAAAAGAAATATAGAAAGGATTGATAAATAATGACAGTACAGGACTTATATAATATTTTAGAAACAGAAATTGATGCAGGAAGAATTACTTTAGAATCTAATGTTTATTTTGAATATGACGACATATGTTATGGCTCGGCAGATGCCTACAAAATAAAAGAAAGTGCTTTATTTTTGCATGAAATAATGGAATATTAACACAATAAAGGGTGGAATTTCTTCCACCCTCTTTTATATCTTTAACATAAGGGAATTACACGCGGTAAGCAACACCGAGGAATTTTCTGGCGGTATCTTTCAACCGTGCTTTTCCAGAATATCACAGGTAATTACACTTATGTAGATACTATTAATAACTTAAAGCCTTTAATATAGCTTCTTTACAACGTAAATCTTTAAATCTAAAACAGCCTTTTTCAAAATAGAATCTTAAATTTGTAAGAAACATATCATTTCTTTTTAACATAACGTAGTTTATCTCATGGTCGCTTGTAGTAACACTAATTTTATATTTGTATGAGGTATCTGGTCTATCGTCCACATAAATAAATCCAGAATCAGCAAATTCCCTTATACCGAAATCCGTTCCATTATATTTGATAGTGCATAAATATCTGCCAATACCGATAGGTTTTTCAATAAATGCTTTATTGTCATTTAAATAAACACATTCACTTGAGTACGCAACATATGAGTTTTTAGCAAATGCTTTATTAAATCCGCTTTCTTTTTGTGCAACGCTTGCGCTATCAATAAAACCCTGTTCTAAAATATATCCGTGACCTCTTAAAAATTTAGTGTCATCTCGTAGTCTGTTAGATATCCCTAATTCCACATAGTAGGGATTTATTAGACTTACAGGATTGCTAAGCATATAAACAGGGACATATCTAACTTGTTCTCCTTGCCCTCTAGCAACAGAAGTGTGAATTGAAATAAATTTCTTAATTTCGTCACTGCAATAATGATTAGATTCTGATTGAAATTCATCAAAAATCATTCTATTAACGTCACTAAAAAGATGAGAATATTTTTTAAGTTGATCGGCACTATTTAAAGATAAAGCATAACCACAGGATTCTCCATCTAAAAATAGTTCATGGAATATCCCAGACGCTTTTCTTTTGCTTTCCATTACACTACCTTGAAAGAAAAGTGTGCTTAAATCTTTAAAAAATTTGTCTGCACAATCATCCAATTCATAGTTATATCTGTATAAAAGTGCAAATTTGCCTTGTCCCTTTTTAAATTTATTTACACACAATCGCCCGAAATAGGTTGTTTTTCCGCCCGTTCGATTAGTTGTTACCATTAATATCTCTGGTTGCTTTCCATCCAAATCAGTAAGGGAAAGTAATTTTGTTCCGTCATAGTAAGCGCACATAAAAGTCACATCCTTAATATTCTTTGTAATACTTTTGTAATATTTATTAAAATAATTGTAACATACTATTGACAAAAAGTCAATAATGTGATACAGTAAATATATAAAAAGTTAATAATTTTTTGAAACACTTTAAATTTTAATTATCAAAGGAGGTGCAGCATTGGATTGGGTAAATGCTGTTAAAGATGTAGGGTTTAATATCGTTTGCCTTATGGCTATGGCTTATTACATTTATATTACAGATGAAAAGAACCGTAAGGAGAGAATCGAAGAGTCACAACGACATCAAGAAGAAACAAAATCTTTACAAGAAGCAATTAATAACAATACAATCGTTATGAATAAATTACTTGACCGAATGGAGAGTGATAGTAAATGAACAATGAAGCATTTGTAATTAAACTTCCAAGTGTAATTTCTGGTGCAATTTTAGTTATTGTAGGGATGTATGGTAACGGAGAAGAAAGAAAAAAAGCACTTGAAAAAGACGGATTTAATGCTAGCGAGGTGCAAAGAGCTGTCAATGATTTATTGCCTATTTTTAATAAGTACAAGGAGTGATAAAAATGACATGGTTCGCTAAAGTTAAAGGTGCTTATGCTGAGACTTCCGAAGAAGCATATCAAAACGCCCTTGAAGCCTATTCTTTGTTAAGTTCTAAGGGTTGGACATTACAAGCATTTTGCGGAATGTGGGGTAACGTAGGTCATGAGGGAGGTTACAATCCTTGGAGGTGGCAAGGAGACAAAGTCCAACCGACAACAAATTCGCCTTGGCATAATATAGGCTATGGTTTCACGCAGTTTACACCGGGTGGAAAATACATTAATGATTCCCGTGCTAAAGCAATAACAGGCTACGCACCTAACTTTTCAAATCAAAGTGGTAAAGCGTCTGATGGATATGCTCAAATGGTTTTTGTAGATGCATACGCAGACTATTATCCGTCTACAAAATTTCCTTTATCATATGGGGAGTATAAAGTTAGTAATCAACCTGTAGCTACTATGGTAGAAATTTGGATGAGAAACTACGAACGACCAGGGAGCTATAGCACTTTACCCGAGCGACAAAAGTCTGGTGAATATTGGTATCAGAAATTGAGCGGTGTTGAACCAGAACCACCCGAACCAGCACCACGCATTACAACAAAAATGCCGTTATTATTTTATTTAAGACATAGAGATTTATAGAAAGTGCGTGATATAATGTTATATAAATTTGATTCTTTAAAAAATGACAGGAGGACAAACAATGAAACCTATTGTAGCTTATTATAAAAAATTAAGTGTACAGGATAAAATTCCGATATATGGTGCAAAAAAAATTAAAATTGGTGTCACTGGTGGCTTTGTATTGTTTAATGATGTAATAAGCATTAGTAGTCCATCCTTTCAAAATACCGGAAGTATAGAATTTCCTATAATTAATGGAAAAAGCCCCGAGTATTTAACGATTACTGCTATAGAATCAGAAAATATATATGTGCGTGTTCTTATAGAAGAATTTGGAGGAACACCAAGCGCAACATATTTTGAAGATGGTGCATAATGTGAATGCATCGAAGAAATGCGAGTGATTTGTTGTGTTCCACCAACACCAGTAAAAACTAAAAAATGCCATTATGGTTTATTTAAGAAAGGAGTGATTAAGAATGCCATTTAAAGACGGCACATATCAGCATGAAACAGGGTTTATTATAATGATTAAAGACGGCATAGTAATGCTATCGCCTAATCATCCATTATCCATGAGACTTTCAGAACTGTTTGATTCAAAGAAATGGAGTGAAATAAATGCATAATGCACCTAGTTATTATAAGGCTCACAAATTTGAATGCCTTGAAGAAATGAGACTGATATTTGGGGTTGAAGCAGTTAAAAATTTTTGTAAGTTGAATATTTGGAAATATAGGTATCGTGATGGAAATAAGCCAAATACAAATGATAGCGAAAAAGCGGATGAATATTTAACTTACTTATTATCGTTAGAGAAAAGAGGTGTGTGAAATGGCTATTGTTAGCAAAGAAGATTTGATTAAGCGTTTATCAGAAAAATTTGGAGATGACAATTCAGATGAAGTAATTCAATTAACAGAAGATTTATCAGATACATTAAATGACTTTGATTCTCGTATCAATGATACAGAGGATTGGAAAACCAAATTTGAAGAAAATGATGCAAGCTGGAGAAAAAAATACAAAGATAGATTTTTAGACTCGTCTGATAATGAAGAAGAAATTCATGAACAAAGCGAGGATGAAAATACAATTGTAACATTTAATGATTTATTTGAGTAGAAAGAGAGGAAATAAAAATGCCTACTAGACCGCAGGTTAAAACGTTATCAGGAAGTAGTGTTGATATTCTTAATGCTATCAGAAATAGCGCAACACAGAATTACAAAGATTATATTCCAGTAGCAACGAAAGACGCAGAATCAATTCGGGAAATCGGTGCTATTATCATGGATTATCCAGCTTTACAGAATGAGTTTTTATCAGCACTTGTGAACCGAATTGGTAGAGTTCTTATTACATCTAAAATGTATAGCAATCCGATTGAAATGTTTAAAAAAGGAATGCTTGAATTTGGTGAAACGGTAGAAGAGATTTTCGTTAATATTGCAAAGCCATTTCAGTTCGACCAGACAGTGGCAGAAAAAGAAGTTTTCAAACGTGAAATTCCAGATGTAAGAAGTGCTTTCCACGTTATGAACTATCAAAAGTTTTATAAAGCAACTATTTCGGATAAAGAACTTAAACAGGCGTTTCTATCATGGGATGGTGTAAGCAATTTAATTGCTAAAATCGTTGATTCCATGTATACTGGTGCAAATTATGATGAGTTCTTGACGATGAAATATTTACTTGCAAGACATATTCTTGACGGGCACATGACTGTACAGGAGATTCCGGCAGTTACAACAGATAACATGAAATCTATTACGGCAGAAATTAAAGGTGTATCTAATAAATTAACCTTTATGAGTTCTGAAAACAACGTTGCCGGAGTTCAGACTTTTTCGTTAAAAGAAAATCAGTATTTAATTATGAACGCCCAGTTTGATGCTACTATGGATGTTGAAGTTCTTGCGAGTGCTTTTAACATGAATAAAGCTGAATTTATGGGACATCGTGTTATGATTGACGGATTTGGAAATCTTGATATCGCAAGACTCAACATTTTGTTCGCTGATGACCCGAACTATACGGAAATTGGCACAGATGACCTCAAAGCATTAAATGCAATTCCGGCTGTTATTATTGATGCTGACTGGTTTATGGTATTTGATAATTTACAGGAGTTTACAGAGCAGTTTAACGGACAGGGTCTTTACTGGAATTACTGGTATCATGTTTGGAAAACATTTTCTGTTAGTCCTTTTGCTAATACCGCTTTATTCGTGGCAGGGGCCCCGACAGTAAAAAGCGTTAAAGTAAATCCAAGCGCCGCTAATGCATCAGTAGGTCAGTCATTGCAGTTGACAGCTACAGTTGAAACAGAAAATTTTGCGCCGCAGTCAGTAACATGGTCTAGTGATTCTGATAAAGCCACAGTTGACGTTAGAGGTAAAGTCACACTATTAGAGGGCGCTACAGGAACTATTAATATCACAGCTACATCTGTTTATGATTCTAGTAAATCGGGAAAATGTGTTATTACTGTAGCATAGTTTTAAGAGGGAGATTTTTTCTCCCTCTATCATTAAAAGGAGTAATGCCTAATGTATATTGCACCAAATACCGTTGCAAGGGTTTTAAAAAATGTTAGACTAGATAATACTTATTCTGACACGATTTATTTTGACTCAAAAGAAAAACAAACGGCATATTTTGCAGGTAAAACAAAATACACGTTTACTGATTTGACTTATCAGCGAAAAGAACGTAGATTAGCAGTAAAACAAGTTGCTGATAACATGTTTGATTGTAACTATCTTATGTTTCAAAATAGTGCTTATGGTAATAAATGGTTTTATGCTTTTATCACAAACGTAGAATGGCTAAACAATGAAACAGCAGCTATCTATTTTGAAATTGACGATGTTCAGACATGGCTTTTTGATTTTTATTTAGACTCTAGTTTTGTTGAAAGAGAGCATAGTGCTACAGACGCGGTAGGTGACAACCTTATTCCAGATAACTTAGAAACTGGTGAGTACGTTTCAGAAGATTTTTTAGACAGTGGCATTATTAAAGGTTATTCGTATGTAGTAGCTGCGACATTTAATGAAAATTATGAAAGTGTTTCTGGTGGTTTGTATTCTGGCATTTATGGTGGTTTGCATTTTAACGTGTTTGATACCGCTAACGATGTGGATGAGTTTTTATTGGGATTACCAGGAGAAAAAACAGATGGAATTGTGTCAATTTTTATGATGCCAACAGCGTTTATTGACTCAAATGCTTCCACAGGGGCTAAAAGCTATGACGTTGATATCAATAAAAAAGTATCTAATATTTGGAAAACATTTACACCGCACAATAATAAAATTTATACATATCCCTATAATTTTTTATATTGTACAAATTTAGCTGGCACAGGAACAGCTTTTCCATATGAATATTTTTCAAGTGAAAAATGTACTTTTTTAATGGCAGGTGATATGAGCTGTAACCCAGAGATTTTATTAGTACCAAAAAATTATAAAGGAGTTGTTGCTAACTATAACGAAAAAATGACGTTAAGTGGATTCCCTCAATGTTCATGGACTACAGATTCTTTTAAAGCGTGGCTTGCTCAAAGTGCTATTCCGACTCTTGCAGGTGCTACTATGAGTGGTGTAATAAATTATACTGGAAAAACCGATGTTATTCAAAGTTCGTTATCATCAAGTGCTACTGGGAATTGGACTGGTAGAGCAGATTCTATGTATTCAGCTGGTGCTAATTTAGAGTATGGAATGTATGGTACTGTAGCTGGGCTGGTTGCACAAGGTTATCAAAAATGGATTTTACCGCCACAAGCACACGGAAATTCTGGAAATAGTGCGGCTGTAGCTATGCGAATTAAAAATTTTGCTTTCATGCATATGCACATTCGTGAAGAATTTGCAAGAATTATAGATTCGTTTTGGGATAAGTTTGGTTATCCTGTGCGAAGAGTTAAAATTCCTAGTACGCACAACAGACCGCATTGGAATTATGTTAAAACAATCGGATGCGATGCTCACGGTAGTATCCCATCAAGCGCAATGAGTAATATCAAAGCAATTCATGATAAAGGTATTACTTATTGGATGAACGGGGATGAAATTGGTAACTATTTGTTAGATAACAGATTGAAAGGAAGTTCATAATGGGGAGACGAAGAAAAACTTCTGATAATTTTGATTCTATGTTTTTTAATAATAGAGCTTATATTTATCAGTATAACAGAATTAAAGAACTTGCCATATCCCGATTTAAGTGGAATAATCTACCAGACACAGTAGACGAACGTTTTTTAGAACTTACATTATTTGAACAAGGAATGGCTGTTTTCTTCAATGATGACGTTATGGGATACTTAGCACTTACCACTATGATTGGTGGAATGCTAGATGTGTATAGGATTCCTACAAAACGCACAGCATATGCGAATAACGGTTTTAATATGCACTTAGATAACACTAATAGCATTATTATTTGGAATAACAAGTTACATGAAAATATGATTTATGGGTGCGAAATGTTTGCACGTAGGTTATATGAGTGTGATAGAACGATTGACGTTAATATCAAAGCTCAGAAAACACCTATTTTAATTACTTGTAGTGAGAATCAAAGATTGACATTAAAAAATACTTATGAACAATATACAGGAAACGCACCAGTTATTTTCGCTGATAAAGATATAGATATTCTTAAAAGTTTACAAGCTATTCCTACTCTTGCACCTTATGTTGCAGATAAATTACTTGAGACTAAAACGCAAATTTGGAACGAGTGCTTAACTTGGCTAGGAATTTCTAATACAAATTATCAGAAAAAAGAACGGTTAATTTCTGATGAAGTCAGTAGGAATATGGGCGGCACGGTTGCAAGTCGAAATAGTGGACTTGATATGAGAAAACAGGCTTGTGACGAAATCAATAGAATGTTTGGATTGAATGTTAGTGTTGAATTTAACGATGATATCAACGTAGAAGCAATTAATAAAAATGAAGATATTTATAATGCAGATAAGTTGGAGGTAAACGAAGATGAGTAAATACACCACAGAGTTGCGTTATATTTGTGAAACAGAAGCTGGATTAAGTGAAAGCGTAGGACAAACTAAAATTAAAGACGTTATTGCTAAAGCTATTCCTAAGATTTTCGATTTTGATTTTCCTATTTTTGATGAAAGCTATCGGAACGTTTTGGAAACGAAGATTTTAAAACATTACTATACTCGGGAGATTGGACTCGAAACTTATGGATTGTGGAAGTTAAAGCTTGACACGAAGTTAAACGAAATTATGCCTTTTTACAATCAGTTATATAAAAGTGCTTTATTAGAATTCAATCCGTTATATGAAGTTGATTATAGTAAAACAGGAAACAGAGATGCTAGCGGTACTAGAGATAATACGGAAAACAATAGTGAAACCTATGATGAAAGCACTGATACTAATGAAAGTCATGATGAAAGCACTACTAATTCTAACGATGGTACTTTGACTAAAGGTACTACAACTACAACAACTAATTATTTTTCTGATACACCTCAAGGTGCTATTAGTAATGTTATTGATGGAACTTACTTAACAAATGCTACTTATAATGTTGTTGGAAATACAGGTAGCGATAATACTTCTAATAGTGGTAGTATTGATTCTGAGGGTAGTTCTAAGAGTAAAAACGAAAAGGACGGCAGTCGAAAAGGGAGTAAGACGAGTAATAGTAACCTAACTGACACCGAAAGTTACCTTGAAAGTGTTAGAGGTAAAATGAGTAGTAAGAGTTATTCAGCTTTATTAATGGAATACAGAGAAACATTTATTAACATTGATATGATGCTGATTGAAGAGCTATCGGATTTATTTTTTGGTTTGTGGTAATATTAATGAAAGGCGGTAAATACTATGTATGATTTTACGAATGTAGACCCTGTAAAGTGTTGTGCTTGGCTTGTTCTTCCGACTGTTTATGATGAGAGTTTAAGCTATGGAGAACAGCTTAATAAATTCTGTAAAGCATTAAATGAACTGATTGAAAACAATAACAATCTTCCAGATTATGTTGCTGAAATGATTCGGAATTATATCACTAGCGGTGCTATTGATGAGGTTGTTAGAAATATTTTATCAAATTACATTTTAAATGTTAAATATCCACCGAAAGGAATTACACCAGCAGTTGGAGATGGTAGTGCGGATGATACTAATGCTATCCAAGGGTGTATTGATTATGCTTTTAATCAGGGCGGTGGATGTGTTTATTTTCCATATGGCAAATACCTCAGTAGAAGTTTAACGTTGAGAAGTGGTGTTAGTTTAGTTGGTTTTGACAGATATAGCACAAGGATTGTACAGAGAGGCGGAGACACAAAGCCGCTGGTGTCTGGCGGAAATGTTCAGAATGTGCAAATCACAAATTTAACATTAGACGGAAATAATGAGGTTCAGACGGATGATTTAGATGTTATTTATATATTAGGCTCTGATATTTTACTGTCTAATCTAATTGTTAAGTCAGGTTATCAGTGCTTAGACTATATTGGTAATAAAGGCACATTACAAGTTGATAATGTTGATTTTGGGAGTGCAGTAAAGAAAGTGGTTTTTATTGGTGGCACTGGTGTAGCTCAATTTACTAATGTAAAGTTCAATTCTATTGGTAAAGTAGAAAGTGAATGTATTATTGATGTAAACGGTAATAACGGTGTTTATAATTTTATTAGTACGGCTGAAGCACCTTTGTGTATTAATTGCTCTGGCGATAATAATTACTTTGACGCTACTATCATTAACTCTACACCTTACAAAGATATTGGCAAATTTAATAATTTTAATTTACACGGCAATGAAGTTGTAGAAAATTTAGCTAATGGTAAAAATAGTAAAATTGGTGGTAGTATTACAGAAAACATTAGTGGAAGTAAGACGGAAACGGTTGGAGCTGATAAAGTAGAGAACATTAGTGGCAGTAAGACTGAAACTATTACTAAGAACAAAACAGAAAATATCAATGGAAATAGAGAAATTGATATTAATGGTACTGATAGTGTGCATATTGATGGTGTTAGTTCAATTAATGCTGGTGGTACTAGGACGGAAATTTATGGTAATAGTAGAAATGTAGGTGTTACGGGTGTAAATATCGAAGAATATCATAATTCTATGACTGAAATTTTTGATAAAAAACATATTGTAAATGGTAGTGATGAAGCTAACACGTTTACAGGTAATGTAACAAATAAAGCTAATAAATTTAGTTTTACAAGTAACGAAAAAACATTACCGATTAATTTTCCAGATAAAAGTTTAGATTTATATAATCTTAAATTAACACCAGATTATTTATTTACACCTAGTAACACTGATAATATCGCTGACGAATTAAATGAACTTTTAAAAAGCACAAGTGTTTCACTATCATCTGGAAACTATACAATTACTAAACCAATATTAATACCCGTCGGAAGAACCCTCAATGGTAATAATTCAATTATTAATAAATCATTTACTGACTATGGTATTATTATCGGAAATGACCCTACTTTAGGCGATACAAATTATGCTATTACTGGAATATTTAATATTACTATTAATTGTAATAATGCTGGCTCTGGTGTATTGATAAATAGTAAGCGTTGTAACTTACAAAACATTAAAATTCGGAATAGCGTTATATCTGGAATTGATATTTTTAAACCGGACTACAGTGGAAGTCCTAGTGATTGTCAAATAAATAATGTGGACATTATCAAAGATGATGGAAACACTTATTCAAATTATGCTATGAGAATATATGGTTCAGATAATAACATATCGCACGTTAGAACACTTTTTACTAAAGTAGGCTTTTATATTTCTGAAAAGGGTTCAAGTACATTCTTTACAGATTGCCATCCTCTAGCTTTTTCGTCAGAAATTGAAGGTTGGTTGGACAGTATTGGTTGGGATGACTATTCAAATAATACATTTATTAATAATTGCTATGCAGATAATTTTTGTACGTGTTATAGAATGAATAAGCAAAACAGTATTTTATCAATTTGCAACCTTAAATATTTTTTCTGGGAATATACAAGAAATACTACTAGGACTTTTTTATCACTAAATAGTGGATGCTTTGTAAACGGAATCGGACTTGACTCTCCTAATAACCTAACAGTTAAAAAAGTTGATTTTACTAATAATGCCTATTTTTACCTTGCTAATGACCGCATTAACTTATCATTTGTTAATCCTAATGAACCAAATGCATTTAATGAAAACGATTTCGGAAATTTATCTTTATACAGATTCTATAACAAATACTTTAAAGAATTTACTAATGATAAGAATAAATTTCATTTAGTTGGCATATGTAAACTTTTACATCCAGATATGATGTGCTCAAGTATAAATATTATTTCAGATGAATTTACAATTAATGGGTTGAGTGTATCAAAAGCTGGTAGTATAAACAAAGGAAACGGAACTAATACTGATTGAACCGTAGAAATTAGAAAAGCTGCATCAGATAGTGATACTAATACTATTTATATTTATATAAAATATAGTGCTGGATATTTTGGTAGATGCTTATGCGAAGTATCAAACAATTTCCTTATGTTACCTAGATTATATGAACCAAGTACAGAACCAGAATATGTTTTAG